AGAGTCAGTCTCAAGTATTCAAACAAATGCCCCCAAGAAGTTTATTACACAAGACAGAGCGGTAACAAACCAAGACTACATTGCAATAGTTAAGGATATTGTAGGTGACTTACAAGATGCTACTGTATATGGCGGCCAAACTCTTAATCCTCCGCAGTATGGTAAAGTATTCATTTCAGTAAAACCACAGTCAGGATTATTTTTAACAAGTCAACAAAAAACGGATTTGGCCACATCATTAAATTTAAAGAAAGTAGTTTCTGTCGTTGCTGAACTAGTTGATCCCGATTACACTTTCCTTTATTTTAATACTTATTTTAAATATGATACAAACCTCACCGACAAAACATCAGCTCAAATCGGGGCAGCCGTAAGAGAAAAACTTAGATCATTCAGTGGAACATTCTTGGAAACGTTTGGTAATAATTTCAGATATTCTAAACTCTTAGCTGAAATTGACTCGACTGATACTTCTATCAAAGGTTCACTAGCGCAAGTATTTGCGTACAAGACACTCACGTTTGACCCAGCAAATACCTCTGGAAATGATGTGTCATTCGGGTTTCCTTTGTTGGGAGACATAAATCAAAGCAACTCATTTATTTCTACTTCGGGATGGTTATATCGTGACACAACTTATTTCTTAGAAGACGTTGCAGTTCCTGGCGATATTGAAAAAAGAAGAATACAAAGATTTTACTTAACAGACCAAAACATTAAAGTTATCGAAAATAAAAATGTAGGGTTCTTATATCCAGAAACAGGTCGAGTAACACTAGATAGCCAAAAATCCGATGCAATCACAAATGTGGAGATACGTGTTACGCCACGTTCTTATGATATTCCCGGCATTGAGAATAAAATTCTTACTATTGATCTTGCTAAAACAAATATATATCCAGACTCTAATTTGTCAACTGTTTCTGGAAATATTATTCCGAACTCAATTTATAATATTTCACGAGAGAATATAGCGGGTGGGTATGATCCTTTCTCTTCTACAGGTGCATTTGTACCTCATACAATGTATGATCCTATAACTGGTATTGGATATTTAGCACAAACGTATGACGATCACATAAAATATGAAGCACTTGGTTATATACACACACAACCAGTACAATCAACTGCACCAGTTATTTCGGGTGGAACATCATCTACTACGACTACGACGACACCTACAACGACGACTACACCAGCTACAGGTGGTGGCGGATATAGTTACTAATGAAAAATTTAGAAAAAGTAAGAATTAATGAACTGATACCTGAGCAGTTAAGAGAAACTGCTTCTAATTTGGTGTCGTTCTTAAAGGTTTACTATACACAACAAAATGAAACAGATGCGCCGACTCAACTTCTAAGTTTTATAGATGAGAATCACGACTTAGACAGAATTGATAATGAAAGATTTATCGATGCTCTTGCACAATCTGTTGCTAAGGATGTTCCTAAATCCGACGTTGTTGAAAGAACACGACTTTTAAAAAGACTTGTTGATTATTATAATGCTAAGGGAACTGAAAAATCTGTTAAGATATTTTTTAAATTATTTTTTAATAAACTTGTTAGAGTTGCAGAGCCATGGGATTTAGTTTTATTTCCATCAGATGGAAGATTTGAAAAGAATATTTTTGTTCGTGCCGTTCCTAATTCACCAAACGCGATAACAAGTTCTTTAATAGGTAAAAGAATTTTTCAACTTAATGACTTTAATGAAAGATCGGCCTCGGGCGTTGTTGATAGAATTGAAAAGAAAGTATATGATGAAACAATCGTAACTCTTTACCTTGACCAAAGAACTGTATTTGGAACTTTTAACGAAAGAAATAAACTAATTGATGCCGATGGAAAAGAATACGGTAGATTCTATCGTACTCTTAAAAATATTAGAATTAATCCTAATAATACTGGCACTGGTTATAGTATTGGTGACAAGTTATTTCTAGACACACGAAATAATAGTTCCTTTGAAGCATTCGTTACAAGTGTTGATTCAGAGGGTAGGATTAAAGATGTCTCAATAGCTGATCCAGGCGCCGGTAATACTATTTCTAGCACAGCAACTGTTGCTTCAAGAGATTTCCAACGCTTTGGTAGAAATAATGAGCCAGCTAATAACTCGCCTCGTTCATTGTTTAGAATTAGAACAAACAATGAAGTGATGGGCCCGTTTTCACCCGCAGAGTTTAATTATGATTTGGAGTTTGGTGTATTAGTCGATACACTTGGAAAAGATACGACATACAAAGGTAAGTTGTCAAATATAACTGTAACAAGAGATAGCGATTTATATCAACCTTTTGCTTATGAAGTTGTTTCGGATGTTTCTTATAATGAGTGGAAAAAATCATTTACAGATTTGATACATCCCGATGGATACAGAGTTTTTAGCAGATTTATAAGACAGTCCAAACCGGCTGTTGGTTTTGGTTTTAATAATTCGATACTTGAATTGAGAGGTTTGTTTTCCGAGGTTTTCCAGCCAGGAGATGGTAATACAATACCATACATCTATAACGGTTTTAATTTTAAAGGGGAAAGGAATTTCACTGGATCACCATCTGTAGACAGAGCAGATGAAAATCTTTCTTTTAGTGCTACTTTTGGCCTTGCAAGACAGGATTATACACTTTTTCAAAATAGAGATACCGCAGATGAAGTATTCATGCTATCAAGTGAGCCATTAGCCCAGACTCTTACTTTACACACCACCGAAACCGTCGGCATAACACGTTTCTTTAATGGTAAATCTCTTTTCTTAAAAAGAGATACAGAACAAACTGTACAGATTAATCCAGACCGGACTGAAACTAGCGGCTTTACAGGAGACCGTGATTTATATAATGGTAAAGTTCAGTATAGGCTAAACGTTCGCGATGCTCTCGACCTTGACGTATATAGAATAAGATGGAGTGGCAGTGAATGGGAAGCTAGCTTAGAGGGAAGTTCTTTTGGGTCTTTGGTCAGCAATGTCATGTACACTAATTCTGCAGATTCACTTCAGCCACCCACCAATGGCTGGATATTAACAGCTGCTGGGATTGGATACGGCGGTACTAAACTTTTGTCTTTAACTAGAAGTGATTTCATACACGAGGTAATTGCTGCAGAAAATGATACTCCTATACTTTTTCCAACCAAGGGTGTGAGAAAGTTTGATAAGGCTGATATCGAAGAAGTATTTTTAGAACTTGCGGGAAGAAAGTCTTATCCTGAGAATAATTATTTCATGGAAGATTTTGTAAATGAGAATCCAATCGGTGGCGGGTTTCTTTAAAAAAATGGATAAATAGAATCATGGCTATATCAACTACATCTACACAATCATCAGAATTATTATCTGGGGCATCCTTTGATTTTCTTCCTTTTGCAATTAAAGATAAGTTTCTAAACTCATTTGAAAGTGATCTTGATTCAATTCCGTTGTATGTATTTTACGGAAGACCACAGGCATGGGACTCCCCAAATGGTTCTGATTCTCCTACCAAGCCAAACAATTCATTTTCTTCTGAGCTATCAATACGGCAAAATATGATGTCTCTTTCTAAAGTAGAAAGGTCTGATACTCGTATTGCGTTTGTTTCAAAACCTTGGTCTAAAAAAGTATTTGGGCAGTATGATATTGATAAAGATTATGATACACCAAACAGTAGAGATTTTTATGCTTTCCAAAATGTTGTAAATGCAAATAATTATGGTGCGGTCTATAAATGTTTAGATAATAATGGTGGTGTAACCAGCACAGATCGGCCTGAATTTAATCCTCAATCTGCACCCAAAACACTAGACGATGGCTACAAATGGAAGTATATGTTCACTATTAGTGGTGCAGAGCTATCCAAATTTCAAACTGTACAAGATGAAGTAAATCCAAACTATCTTCCGATTAATACTGATTCAACTTACAGATCAGACCCAGGCACTATTGATAGAATTAGTATAACTGCAGGAGGTTCAAGCTACAGCCCTCCGGCTAATACTGTTTTCTCAACCATAGATAACAATACTCCCATTGCAGTTTATGTCGATGGGGACGGTGATAAAATTGAAACAAGCACAATTAAAATTTCTGAGATTACAGCCGCAGGTGGTATTAACAGTCTCGATTCCAATAAAAATGATTTTACTTCGACTAGAGGAGCGGGATACACGTTAAGTGGTAATGCTTATAGTAATTGGTCAGCTGTAAAATTTGTAGAAGTTAATGCAAGATCAACACAAAACTCTCCAAATAGAAAATTTGCGTATGGACTTGCTAAAATTAATCAGAATAATACCATTGATTCGCCTGGTGATATAAAAGTAATTGTTAGTGGTGATGGTTATGCACAAAATTCAGCTGTTAAAATCGTACAATCATCTACACTTGCGTATGCCACTGTATCAAATGGTTCTATCTCTAAAATAAATATAGTAACCGTCGGAAAAAATCATAGAGACGCAACTATAGTCCCTGTTTCAAACGGTACTGGATTTGTTGGTAAAGCTCAGGTTTCTCCGATTAATGGTCATGGTTCAGACTCAAGAAAAGAACTCATTGCAGACGCTATTTTCATTAATAACAGAGTATCAACTGCAGCAATTACGGGGCAAGATCCAATTGACTATGATTTTTCTTCGGTAAATGATTTTAGACAAGTTGGATTAATACAGGCACCCGACGGCTTGAACGGAGTAAGTGTGAGCTCCAAAACTCTAACGGCTAAATATAAAATTGAAGTCACAGGAGACTTTCAGGTAGATATTGATTCAATTATTATAGGTAATGCTAGTGGAGCTAAAGGTAGAGTTGTAGACATATTCGACAAGGACGGCGGTGGTAAAACCGTAAGATATTTAAAAGTTGGATCAACAAACTTTACGGTGGGTGAGTACGTTTTAATAGAGGGGCAGGAGTTAGCAACAAATCACCAAATTGAAACGATCACACTGCCCGAAGTTGATGTGTTTTCAGGCGATATTTTGTTTATAAATAACAGTAGTAAAGTTGAAAGAAGTTCAGAACAATCAGAAACAGTCAACTTCATCATAACATTCTAGGATAAAAAATGGCAATTACAAGTTATAATACAGCACCATACTATGATGATTTTAACACGCAAGACGCTAATGGTAGATCTGCAGCGGATAAAAATTATCTTCGTATCTTATTTCAACCCGGCTTTGCTGTTCAGACTCGTGAACTTAATCAAATGCAATCGATTCTTCAATCACAGATTGATAGATTTGGCTCATCTTTTTACCGTGATGGTCAACCAGTTATTGACGGAGAATCTACGTATCAGGATGAAATAATTTACATTGAAGTTGAGCCCCTGTCAACTATAACCGCTGATGATTTAATTAATAATCTAAATTTACAAGTAAGCTTAGATGTAAGACCAACAGGAAATGAAGGAGATAGTTATCTTAAGATTTTAAAGTCAGAAAAGATTTCAGACTCAAGTATTAGAATATATTGCACACCAATCTCTCTATCAGATGATAGTCCTAACACTTCTTTGACTGAATATATTCCTATAGATGCACCAATTTTTTACCACCAAGATACTAGAAAATTAGCCGATGGAACTACAGCCGACGATACAGATGGTATTGGAACTGTTACAGCTGCTGGTTATGGATTTGGTGGAAGTGTAGAAGAGGGTGTTTATTTTATTAAGGGCTGTTTTGTACACACACCAAAATTAGTTAGCTACTGGATAAAGTCTCAAAAAACAGAAATTCCAAAAGGAGATTTATCTTTAAGAATTGATGAAAATATTATTACTTCAAATCAAGACGAAACGCTACTAGATAATTCATCAGGTAGTTATAACTTTGCAGGCCCTGGTGCTAATCGTTATCAAATCTCGCTTTCTCTTATTTTTGACGAAGATGGAAGTTCTCTTTTAAATATACCTAATCAAAGTGCCGGTATCTTTCAGAGAGGGACAACTAGATCGTTTGATATTGCTAGACTTTTTACTATAAGTGCAAAGGGTTCGATTCTTCAAGAAAACATTACCAAAGACGAATTTGAATTTGAAAAGAAGATAGCTAAAAGATCGTATGAAGAATTTGGTAACTACACTTTAAAACCTTTTAAATTATCAATAAGAAACTTTGAGAATGATACTGCCGGCAATGAAGGTAAATACACTGAATCAGAGATTGAAGATAATAAACCTTTTAATGTTTCCACTTTAATTGATGCACGTAAAAAGTTCTTGGTTGAATTAGAGGGATCAACTGCCTACTTGAACGGTTTTAGATATGAGTTTCCTCAAACAACAACTCTAGCTGTTGATCGGTCTAGGGCAGTTGAGTCACCCCTCACTTCTGCAATTTCTTTTGATGTTGGTAACTATGTTGACATTGAGCTCAAAGATTCACCGCACGGAAGATTTTCGGTACTTGATGGGAATCCCGAAAGTGCATTAGCCGATGGGAATGCTAACTCACCTAGTGTAAGATCATCTTCTCCATCGAATGTTATTAACTCTGAATTTTTTGCACCCAATAGCCCCGGCTTCAAACCAGTTTTAAAATCTCTGGTCTATAGAGGTGACAACGATACAGATGGCACGATTAAGTATAGAGCATACCTTTATAATGACGTTTCTATTGATGATGTTAAAAACGTATTTCCTGGCTTAAAAAATAAAGATTCACTTGTTTCTTTATCTGGAGGCAGCAGTGATAATACCGTTAAAGTACAAGATAGACTTTCAGGTTCTAGACTCTTCAAACTACCTTATGATAATGTACAACGTGTGTCAAGTGTAAGTTATACAATTTTGCACTCTTTTTCTCCAGTATCAGCTGGTTCATTAGTAGCTGGTAAAAACACTCTTGGGCCGTTTGATACATCAAAGGCCGGCGGAGGAAGCTTTATCGGTACAACATCTAGTGATAAATTTGATTATACTATCATTGAACATAACTCGCCTGGTGATTTAAGAGCACACGAAAGAATCATTAATCCAGAAAACTACGATATATCCTCTTCAAGCACAACTACTTCTCTAACATTTGAAGATATTGCAGATGATGCCGATGGTTCGCCGTTTGGTTTTAGAAGAGGCAGAAGATACACAGTTATCGCACCAATTACAAAAAGTGAAATATCTAGCTTTAGAACCAAAACTAAAATTGGTTCCGCTTCGCCTGGCACAAGAGCAAATCATGGAAAACTAGGTCACACAAACTTTTCGCCTGACGAATTTGGTGAAAAGGCCACTGGAACAATTATTGAGCTGGACGAACAGGATGTCATTACTTCTTCAATTCGTATTTCTGCTGATGAAAGTTCCGGCACAAACCAAAATTCTTTTACAATTTTGTCAGACGGCTATGACAATCCTGATTTTTACGGAAAAGTTAAAATTAAATTAACTGAACCAATTGATTTTGATTCACCTAATTCACCGCACATTACCTTTGAGTATTATGAACATAGTTCTACTGGTGATTTCTTTTCAGTAAACTCGTATGGTAACTATACAGCAGATATCGATCACTCAATAGAATATACAGATATTCCAAAATATAAAGGTCAGTCTTTAGGCGACTTTTTAGATTTCCGTAGAAAGATCGATTTCACAAGAGACACAGACGCAAACGGTAATAGTCCGAAAACAGTTCACGTTTTACCAAGTAAAGAGGGTTCAGTTAAGTTGACTCATTACTTATCTCGAAAAGATAGAATTGTTTTAGAGCAGTCTGGTAATTTAGCTGTCATTACAGGAAGACCTGCTATAAATCCGGTTATGCCAGAAACTCCACCAAGAAGTATGACTCTATACACATATTTCACACCTGCATATACAGGAGATGTAAAAGACATTGAAGTAGTGTATTTTGATAACTCACGTTTCACAATGAAACAAGTTGCAGGTCTTAAAAAGAGAATTGAAAACATAGAATATCTTAATGCACTTTCTGTTTTAGAAAATCATACTATCCGAAAAGCAATCTTAAATGAAGATGGAACAGAAAGATTTAAGATTGGTATGTTAGTTGATACCTTTAAGAAAGATTCTTTTGCAGATGCTTTGAATCCACAGTATCTAGCAGCAATGGATAAAGAAAATGGTGTATTAAGACCATATTGTTCTCAAAAAAGTTATAGACTTTTTTATCAATATCCTTCAGCGACATTGGCGGCTGATAAACAAGATAATGTAGAAGTAGCAACCGACTACTATGATAGCTCTGAAGCGTCATCTTTTAATTACAATGTTACACAAAGAAGAATTGATTTTACAGGTGTTAAACGTCCTAATAGTATTTTTAGTAAAGGTTTCCCACTTGATGAAGATGAGGGGCATTTTATTATGATGAGAGTTTCCCGGCGGTTGCCGGAAGCACAAAACACTCGCGCACCTGAATATAGTATGCGGTCTCAAACAAGTATATTTAATAATCTCGGCGTACTTGTTGGCGGGGGCCAGACTACCACATTCCTAAGAGGATTAAACACACAAAGAAGAGTTATATATACTAAGTATCAAGATAATCCTGTAGCCTACAGGTGGGAAGTTCAGTCGTATGATGCCGGCACTAACACTTACTCTACCTTATATTATCCGACTACTACAGGAACAGATGGTTATAACGCATCTAATCCGGTTAATGTAACTGGTTGGAGAACAGTTGAAGACTCAACAGCAATTACATCAAATGGCGTAAGAGCAAATTTCCGCGATACAATGAGAGATATTAGCGGTGTTACTGATACTTCTGTAGAAAATGCAGATACTAAAATCAAAAGATCGGCTACTGCTAAAAATGCAAATAGAAAAGTTCGGAGTGGTACAAACAACGTTGAACAACTTTCCACTTGGTTGGGAGAAAAAAAGGCAACTACTTCACAACCATTAAACGCGGTTGAGGGTGTTGGTGTAGAACCTCTTTTCGAGCAAACAAATTGTACAAGAACTCTTTCTATACAACCGTTTGAAAATGCAGTGTATCAAGGTAAAGTAAAACTTTCGCCATCGTCTGATGAGTGGGTTTCAACAAATAGAAGACCAGCTGTTGTTTCCGTTAATGATTCGGCTAACCAAGTAATCCAATTCTTACAAAATGAAACAGCACTGCTTGATGGATTAACAGGAACAGAGTGGAATTCATGGCAAACCACGTGGTCATCTACAGAGTTTGAAGAAAGTATCACTCGTGAAAGAGGTGTTAGATTAGTAGGCGGTAGAGAAGTTAGAAACTTCAGCAGAAGATGGCCAATTACTGCTACACGTACAATCGTTGATCGAACTGTAGAAGAAAGCATACGAACTGGTGTGACTAACGAACTGAGCTTTAGCTCTATAGAGGAATCCAATGGAGATAGAGTTGTTAATATTAACGTTGTACCATTTATCCGTTCTCGCGATATTGGTTTCTACGCTTCGGGGTTAAAACCAAATACACAAGTATATGTTTTCTTTGATGGTGTTGATGTAACTAGATATTGTGCACCAACTGCAGGTTTTGTTGAGTATGGACAACACGAAGATGTAACAGTTTATGATGACAGGAATCAGGCTCTTCCAGATTCTAGAACAAATGGTGCATTTACGTCAACAGAATTAAACCATTACGCTATACCGATGGTCACAACAAGTGAAACAGGTGAATTTTTCGGTACATTCCGTATTCCAAACTCTGATACATTACAGTTTAAAACAGGTGTAAAACAATTTAAAATAACTTCTTCGCCATTAAATAATGATGATGAGGCTGATACTTTTGCAGAAGCAACTTATTCTGCTAGAGGATTCATTCAAGATGTTGTTGAAGAAATTACTTCAACACGTGTTCCAGAAATTGTAACAACACAAAGACAAGAATCAAGAACAGTTGTAACTGATAGAAGTAGAGTTGAAAGATGGACATACGATCCAGTTGCTCAGACGTTCTTGATTGACGAAGAAGAATATCCCGATGGTTTGTTCGTAAGCGATGTTGATCTATTCTTTGCTGAAAAACCAGAATACATTGCAGATGCTCAGGTTTATATTGTTACGGTGGAGAATGGTATTCCTACTACTACAGTTGTACCGGGCTCTCACGTGACTCTTCCATATCAAAGAGTAAATGTTCCGGCCGGAGGAAGAAACGAAACTAACGGCGGTAATATTCTTAGTACTCCAACAAACTTTAAATTTGATAATCCAGTCTATCTTGAACCAAGAAAAGAATACGCACTTGTTGCATTTTCTAAATCACCAGACTATAGGATTTGGGTTGCTGAACTTGGTGGTAGTAATTTAACAAACCAAAATCTACCATTAACAACCAACTCAAGCATTGGTGTACTTCTTAAATCACAGAATGGTAGAACTTGGACACCAGATCAGATGAAAGACCTTATGTTCAGATTGAATAAAGCAGTCTTTGCAACAGAAGGTTCATTCGCATTCCACACACAAGCAAGTGCTGAGAACGGAGGAAATACTCAAGGGCTTGCTCTTTCGAGTGGGTCAGATAGGTTCTCTGCATTCAATATTTTTGATGAAA